TGAGAAGATGAGACTCAACACTTCTGGCATTGTAGGTGTCAACAGTAGCGCAGCTCTCAACTTTCAAACTTACACATACACATCAGCGAACAGTGATACCGTGTTCAGCGGTGCTGACGATTTCGGAACCACGCTCAGCTACACTGTTGGCAGGGTTGGTGCTTATTTGAATGGAATTAGGTTAGTAGCTAATACTGATTTTACAGCTATTACTGGAAGCGAAATCACTTTTCTTGAGCCCACTGGGAATGGTGATATAATAACGGTGGAAACATTCTAAGTTACTCTTATAAATAGATTATTGAATGTAGTTTAATAGTAACATTAAAGGGGCGACATTCTTATTATACTATATTATTGGAAAAAGTAAAGGTTTTTTTATGAATAATCATGACAGTTTAACAAATTTATTTGAAACGTACACAACTGAAAGCGAAAAGTTTGATTCTGGAAATAAGGCAGCTGGGACTAGAGCAAGAAAGGCGCTGGCTGAGATTAGCAAGTTGTGTAAAGAAAGGCGAAAAGAGATTCAAGAATCTAAAAACGCATAAAGCAGAGAGATATGGCAGGAAAAACTAAAAAGAAAGAAATCTTCAGTGACTTGGATTTGGGGTTCTATGCTCATCCTGTCACTCAGGCTGTCACTCGAAAAACTAATAGGGATTCAGTCAGGCAATCAGTAAAGTTTCTGATATTGACTGATTTTTTCGAGAGGCCGTTCAAGTCCGATATTGGATGTAGTATCCGGTACTATCTTTTTGAACTTTTTACTCCAGCAATAAAACAGCAGATGGAGCGTGCTATCCGAGAGGTTATTTCAAACTATGAGCCTCGTGCGGACGTTGTCGCAGTGCTTGTTGAAGAAAATCAAGAAGCACATGCTCTCATCGTTTCCGTAGCATTTATGATAATTAACGATCCGGAACCAGTCATCTTAGATGTCATACTAGAAAGAGTCAGGTAATGTCAGCAAACACATACTTACAAGTATCAGAGTTAGATTTTGAAGATATCCGTTCAAATCTAAAAACGTATTTAAGCAGTCAAGATCAGTTCAAGGACTATAGCTTTGAGGGTTCGGCTATGGCTGTTCTTCTCGATGTTCTTGCATATAATACGCATTACAATGCATATTATCTAAACATGGTCGCTAATGAGATGTTTTTGGATACTGCGCAGCAAAGGGATTCGGTAGTTTCCCGCGCTAAGGAACTTGGCTATGTTCCCGTGTCTTCAGTCGGTGCGCAAGCTGAGGTCAACCTCAGAATAACAGGTGTAGCTAATACAATTACTCAAGTTACTATTCCAAAGAATTCTAAGTTTACAACAACATTTGATGATGTGACATATACTTATGTCAACCCTGTTGCTGAGAAAATTGTCGCGACATCTCCGGGCGTCTTTGATGGTTTGCTGACAATCAAGGAAGGCGAACCTTTGTCACATTCTTGGACTGTAAGTGCTTCCAATCCTGTTAGATATATTCTTCCTAACGCTGGAGTCGATACTACAAGTATCACTGTTTCTGTCCAGGAGTCTGCTTCCGATACCACTTTGGTTGAATTCTATAGGGCGACTAACATAACTCAGGTCTATTCGACTTCTCCAATTTATTTTGTTGAAGAAGCTGCGGATAGAAAATATGAAGTTATATTCGGTTCGGGGTCTCTGGGTAAGCCGCTTAAAGCTGGTAATATTGTTAAGGTAGATTATCTTGTCAATAATGGCGAGGAAACCAACGGAGCCGATACATTCAGTGTTGATAGTTTGAATATCGGCACGCCATATTCTTCGGCAACCATCACTTCTGTCGCTTCTAATTCACTTGGAGGTCGTCCTCAGGAAACGGTTGACTCGATTAAATTTCAAGCACCAAGAAACTACCAGACTCAGAACCGAGCTGTTATCGCTAGCGACTACGAAAGAATACTTCTTTCAGAAAACCCCGACTTGCAATCAGTGATCGCCTTTGGGGGCGAACAAGCTGACCCTGCAGTTTTCGGTAAAGTGTTCATTGCTGTTAAACCATTCGGTGAGAAGTTTGCTACTCAAAGTAGAAAGCAGTCAATCAAAACTTCAATTTCAGATAGGACGCCATTAGCGGTGGACCCAGTTATTATTGATGCGGATTACACATACATCATTCCCGTAGTAACAACATATTATGATGTGACCAAATCTGCATTAAATGATAGTGCGGTCGAATCTAATGTTAGGTCTGCTATTTCTTCTTTTTCTGTTGGAAACTTGGGAAGGTTTGGTAATAGGCTGAGATTTTCCAGATTCGTGAGGGCACTAGATGATACATCTGATGGTTTTGTTTTGAACAATGATGCGACAATAAAAATGGAGAAGAGAATTACACCAAACTTAAATGTAGCAGAATTGGTTTCGTTGAAATTCAACAATCCAATCCGAGCAAATTCTCTGGCGTCGTCAGAATTCACCTACAACGGGTTTTCATCCTTTTTGGGTGATGATGGTCTTGGTGGTGTGAACATTTTCCGATACAGCGACAGTAAAGAACGTGTTGATATTGTTCCTGGAGCTGGCGTGATTGATTATGTTTCGGGAACAGTAACTGTTGAGAATTTCTTGCCTTCAGGATTTTCAGATATAGAGTTGAGGGTTAATTGTTCTCCAGAGAACCTGGACATCATACCAGTAAGAGAGCAGATTCTGCTGCTAGAATCCGAAGACTCTATTATTAATGTTGTTGGTGAGCAAACCTAATGATAAAGGCTAAACTTTCATCTATCGTAAGAAACCAATTTCCCGCATTTTTTAAAGAAGAAGGAGAGAACTTTCTTGCGTTTATCGAGGCATACTACGAGTACCTTGAGCAAAATGGAAAGTTGACTGATGCGATACAAAACCTTGAAGGCACGAGAGACATCAACACAACTCTTGACGAGTATATCCATTACTTCCAAGACACGCTCCTGCCTTCCGTTCCTCATGAAGTTGCTGCTGATAAAAAGCTTCTAGCCAAGTATGTGAAATTCTATAACGTAACTCGTGGTTCCTTGGCGTCATATAAGTTGCTGTTCAGAACATTATACAATGAATCTGTAGAAGTTAATTATCCTGCAGATCAAATGCTTAAAGTTTCTGATGGTGACTGGAATCTTGATAGGTATCTCGTAACAAACTACGATATTAACAATTATAAATTTATCGGAAAGACTATTCAGGGGCAAGAGTCTAGGGCCGAAGCGTTGGTTGAAGATATAGTCGGCCGAGTAATTAGAAACAGAGATGTTATGCAGATAAATGTTTCTAATGTGAGGGGGGTGTTCAACCACTTAGAGCCAGTCAGAATTCTGGCCGAATCGCCTATTGGAACTGGGCACGCACCTTTGGTTGAGGCTGGTATATCAAAACTTGAAATTGTTTCTCCTGGCGGCGAATACGCCGAGGGTGATGTTCTTGATTTACTTTCTGATAATGTTGGTGATTTCGGTAAGGTTGTTGTAACCAGTACAGTTGACCTCGGTGGATCAATTACATTTTCTATAACGGATGGTGGTTCTGGGTACACTTCTTCTATAGGTGGGGTTGATCAAGGCGAATCGCTAATTTCAATCACCGGTGGCGACGGTCAATCCCCAGCGAGTTTCACTTTAGAACAAACCGATATCGGCGATACGTTTGCCATATCTATGAACACTAATTTGATCGGCGCCAATAATATGTATGGCGCGGGTGGTGCGCTGGTAACGTATGCAGATTCCACTACTGGGATTATGGACACCTTTGCCAACACAATTATTGGCGCGGCAAGTTTCGGTTTCCCTGAATATGATGAGATAACAAGCGACAATGTATATCGAGATAATACTAATGCAGCAATACAGATTGCTAATAGCGCGCAGATCAGTCTTGGCGATTCATTGTTTGGAGTGACTTCTTCAGCTAATGCCATTGTTACTGAGCTTGTTGATGCTACAGCCGGTGCTGCTTGGTTGCGCGTAGACACTTATAGGAATTTCTCTGGCGGCGAAACAGTCAAGATTGACACTGCTACTGGTCCATCAGTTGGAACAGTTTCTGCATTCCAAAGTAACACTGTCGGCGGCCATGTTCTTCAGCTAGGTCGCCCGATCGGAGTCAATATTAACGAAGGGGATGAACTTGTTTCAGGGTCGCCGTTCAACTATATTGCAAATACAGCCGATGTCATTAAAACGAATGAGATAATCCACACCTTTGCTGTAGTTAAGAAGATTATTGACAACCTGCCATATGGATATGAACATAATCCAACAGCAAACACAATTCTTTCCGGCACAGTTTCGTCATCTTCAAATACTGTGACTGGCTCTGGAACTTCATTTTCAACTGACTTTGCTGTGGGAGACGTCATAAAGTCTGGCGGACAATCTAGTCGGCGCGTTGTCAGTGTATCTAACAACACAACCCTTGTCGTTTCTGATTCGTTCAACCCTGCATTGTCCGGCGCTGCTTATGGTAAGGGTGGTGTTTGGAGAGACCTCACTACATATAGGGTAGTCGCCAACAATACAGCAAATACCTCTAACCAGTTCCACACTGGTCCGATGTCTTCCTTTATAGAATTAGATGGCGTAAGGAAAGTTGGTTCACCAACGATCATTGCTAATGTTGCATACACGTCATCAAATACAGTTTATGAGAACCGCCACACTTTGTTGATCGATTCATTGCTTTTCAAAACTACCACATTCGGGACAATAGAAAACCTCTCCAATAAAGTTGGCGGCGATGGATTTAGCGTTGCTCCAACCGTCAGGGTTATTGAGCCAAACATCAGTATACTTGGTATTGGTGAACAATACATTACCCTAGAATCTGATGACATCAATTGGGGAACTGCAAATAGTCAAGTTTCTGGCCTTGACACAAATGATGGTTTGTTTCAACCTTCTTCTGGCGCCAGCGGGGATATTAAAGCAGGTAGTGGGCCGAATTTGGCGCCACAGACTACTGTCTTAGCAAACGGAACATTTCAAACTACAGTTCGCGTTTGGCAGCCATTCTTACAACGCGAACCAGGAAATATATCGTTTTCAAACAATCAGGTTGTCACAATTAGGAAATTTGATTCTTCTGTTATTCCTGGGGAAGTTGATTCGAGGACAACATCG